TTTTTGGATTTATGCGTCGTCAACGGTAAAAAAGGGTTTCCCCTCTTACTTCTTGTCGCCAATCAGGCCATCAAACTTCTTGCTCTTGATACGTGCGTACCCAAGAAACTCCTCAGACTCTGCGTCGTAGACTCGGCCCGTTGCCTCATCCACCTCGTAGTCTTTACCCTTAAAGGTCTTCTTTACCAGATCCTCAGCCTCCTCATTACGAAGAGGGCCAGTTACCCGTGTCCCTTCCAGAAGGTAGACCCCAATATCCGCGGTCTGCTTGACCTCGTCTTGGGCATCAACCAGATCCGAATGACTCATAACCTCCAGAGCTCCACCGACAGCTGCCGGCTTATCCTCCTCGGTGTCATCACCGTTGGGGTCGTGCTTGTCAAGCTCAGCCACAAAGTTCGCCACGTGCGTGGAAAACTCTACAGTGGTATACACATCCGCAGCGATTGCGTTAGCGTAGTTCTGAAACTTCTTCTTCAGAGCATCTTGCTCCTTCTCATCCTCCGGATACTTGTCACCGAGAATCTCGGCAAACTCCTTCTTGATCTTAGCCGTAAACTTTGGAGCGTTCGGCTTGGTCTTCTCGACCTTTGGCTTCTCGGCCTTTGGCTTCTTTGCCTTCACAGGCTTGCCCGAGACCTCAGTCTCAATAATTGTCTTCCTGAACTCAATCAGCATTGCCACCTGCTCCTTGAGCTCCGCAATGTCTTGCTTTAGTGCGTCAATGTTCTTGGCCATTGTAGACGTTAGTAATACTAGTGCTTTTAAAAGGGTAAAAATCCGTTTTCACGATTAGCTTGTCTTCCTGGGCTTCGGCTCAGGTTTAGGAGCAGAGACAGGTTTGGGAGTATTCCCTCCGGTCTGTGTCTTCTTAATCTCTCGAGCACTCTCTCGAGCAACCTTAATAAGGTTCTGCATGGTACTGGGATTCATTCTCTTCGAACGTGTAGAAACTGTATTTCTTACGTTTTTATAATCCGTTTTTACAACTGAATAAATCATAAATGAGTGAAACAGCCAAACTTCATCTCCGTGAACATCTGGCAACCTTATTAGTTCCCTGTGTTGCCGAAGGATTTTGGAGTGTAAAAGAAACTGCTCAAAAATTATGTGATCGCAATAATCAACCTACTGAAGTGATCAGAACGTTTCAGAATATGGTAACCAAAATTCCGGAATGGTCTGAATCTACACTGAGTGAAGAAGTTGAGCGTATTATTAAAGCATCTAAATGTTCCTACATTGACGATCTTCTTCTTGGTGTTTTCTTAGCATATATGAAATCCTTTGCGGCCCTACAATATCGTGGCGCTTCTTCTCAACTTAAGGTAGAATTTGAACGTCCTAATGTAACTAAATTCATTCATGAACTGTATAAACAATCTGCGAGAAAATTATGGCAATCTGCGTTCTTATTCAAAACTCAGGGTGTTCCTTCTGAGCAACAAGCGCGTAATCGTCGTGAAGTTGAAGTACTAATTGATAAGACTATTGATGATGTTGTTCGATCCTTTTTACCTTGGGAAGTTATTGCCAAATCTTATTTTTCTGAACAGCAAGAAGAAGAAGCTCCGCCATCAGAGTCTAAGTCTGTAGTCTTTGAAGATGTTCCTGAGGAATCTGATGATGAAGATGAAGATGATGGTGAACTACCCCCACTACATCTAACCGAAGAAGAAGATCGTATTTCAATCACGGATTTAGATGAGAAACCGCAAGAAGTTGTTGTCCCCGAACCGATAGAAGATGCTCTTGCTGAACTTGATTTAAAGGCTGAAGATAGTGACCTCGTTTTAAATCCCTAAACAGAATCTTTGAACACAGTAAAATGTGGATCATCTATGTATCTATTGGTGTAGCCCTAGTTAGTTTTATTTTATATGCTCTCGATAGACGATCTAAACAAGAAAACATTGACTGGTTCACAGCAACTAAACTTATGATGTTTGGCGCTCTAATGTCTGGAGGCATTGTATATGTTACTCAGAGCCCAGAAGCTGTTGAACTAATTAAAACTATTCCTGTACCTGAAGGACCTGTAATTCAGGAAATGTTTGTAGGTACTCCCACCTTTTAAAAAAAAGGTATCCTAAGCAAACATGCCCAGCCGGTTAGAAATGGCATGAGTCTCCTCTATTGACTCCTCATAGGACATTGGTCCGTAACACACGGACGTCTTGCCGTGGTTTGCCGAAATGAGCCACCCGTCCTTCCCAAACGTGTAGGAAAAGAGAATATCCTTTCCGTTGTTTTCGAGAAGCATATAGGTCTGGACATCTTTCAATGTCAGACCCCTTTCTCCCAGCAGTCGCTCGTACCGAATGTCATCTCGGTTCGTAGGCTTATTACGGCCCGAAACCAAGATCTTCTCCCCTTTCAAATAGCAATACAAGGTAACCTTCATTCTTTCTCTACCTAAAAGTATAAAGTATGAATCCGTTTTGGACAGCTATACTATTACTTTCTTTAACTGCATTAGCGTGGAATTTATATAACTTAATTATAGGTGTTCAGCACCATGTTGTATGGTGGCAGATTTTACTAGCGTGTCTAGGTCTTTTAGGTGCTCTGAACGGTCTTCATGGGTCCATACGATCTTTACTCAAGTTCTAACACGCTTGAACACCAATAGTTGTTAAGAATGCTGTTTGAACACCAAAAACATAATGTAGAATCTCTCCTCCAATAAACCATACAGCTAAGGATACCCACACATTTACTCCAAAAAGCATTGAAGTTAATAAGGCTAGACCAACCGTTCCTAGAGTATCGTTTACTGCGTATCCTAGAAACCGTGTAGAATGAAATCCTTGTCCAGGTATTCCTAAAATAAATTTATACGGACACCCCATTATTAAAACGGAAACTTTATTTCTTACAGAAAAACTATATACAGAAAAATGATTACCCCAAAAACTGAGCAATACCTCGAGTGGACGCTCATTTCTGGGTTAGACGCAGCTACAGGAAATGGTAAAAAAGAAGGTTCAGTAGATCCGATTACAGGAAAGACACACGTCTTTTACGGAACAGCTCGTAAGGAATTATCCAGTACACACTGGATCTTTACAAACTTGCACACAAATGTTCAGCAGATCAAGACTCATCTTGGGTTACAATCAGTGTACACACTATATCCATTCCACAATACACAGAAAAAAACAACGTGTCTGTCTGTTGGATATCGCAAAGATGAGGGCTTACTTGTAGAACTGGATAAGCTCGACGAGTTCCTTGAGAAGGAGCCGAAAGTTTGGTAAAATACTACATTTTTTACGATTCAATAATAAGAGGAACTTCACCTGCGGGAATTTGACCTATAAATTCAGTGAACATAGCTAACTCTTTTCTTGGAATAGCAGAATCCTTGCAAAATCGAGCAATTGCCTTATATAGAGCAAATCCATAAAAACGGTCTATCTTAGGGTTTTTACTATGAAATAAGACGGATGAACCATCATCTAAGGTCATCCATTTAATAAATAATTTGAATACACCATCTGTATAGGGATGAGACGGACCTTCGGGATATAAATCCCAGAACATAGATGTTGCTAATCGTACTAAGTCAAACGAAGGATTGGGTTTTATGATGGGATATGATTCTTTAAAAAAAGGTTGTATGTTATATTGTCCACCAGCTTCATTAACAGAATCAAATTGATCACTCATAAATAATCTAGGCTCTTTCATTCCAGATAGACGTACATATCCAATTCCACGATCAAAATCAATAATCTTTAATAAGTATCCGTATGTAGGTACCTTGTATGATACACCGCCAGACGCATAATAAAAATATTCTTGGGAAGTTTGAATGTACATCACATTATTGCCATGAAGATCATTGTGTGTTAATCCAAAGTTACGTTGAGCAAATGCTAGAGCAAATGTGATCTGAAACATCCACGCATACCATTTTGTTGGATCGGGATTCTGAGTTACTAATTCATAAAAGGTTCCTTGTAGTTTTTCCATTACAGTTAATTGAACGGGAACATTCTTGAAGGTAGCCCATGCAAAGGCTTCGGATTCGGATTCAGATCCTTCATCTTCTAAAGAATATTCAGATTCAGATTCAATTCCAAAGATATAGGAAGTGGATACGTCAGAATCAGAATCGGAATCGGGTATTTCTTCTTCTTCAAATACTTTTTGAAATTCAGTTGCAATAGTAGCTTCACAAGGTTCTCCTGCTAATTCTTGAATATCTTCAACGTCAAGTACTACATCATCACCTAAATGTAACGGAAGACGAGCATCTCGAGTATACTGAATACGCTCTCCAGCCGATTCCAGATCTAAGGTAAACGTTTTACCTACATTGCGAGAAAACCATGGACGTTCACATAATTCTTCATAATCATCAGAAATATCTAATTTAAACGTTTCAGAAACACCAGTATAAACTCCAAACACTTTAGGAAAATGTTGGCACTGACTTAATGAAAGAACAGCATTCAGCAAAGAACCAACATATGCGGCATTGTGAGGAGATTGCAATTTAGTTCTGATTTCTTTAGCATCTTCAGTCGATGAAGGTAATTCCAGAGCAATTCCTTTCATCCATTTATACGGATTTAATAACATAGTAATTTTAGGATGTAGATCTCCAGATGCTTCAGGAAATTTAATGCCATACTCTGATATTTTCTCTACTGTCTCAGTTTTAAATAAACATTCAATAGGAGGAAAAAATGGTTGAAGTTTATGAACACCAAACAGTGGGCTTTTTACTGGAACCTTCGAAATTGGTATGTTTATAGGATTACAGCGTAGTTCTGAATGTTGTTTACGTTTCATTATATTCTTTTATACACTAAGGATTAAGTAATCTTACCGCGATGAACTTTGAGATTAAGAAGTTCTCTATTAAAACAATTGTGGAACGATGCGAAATCGATTCACGCAAATCACCTATGATTGTTCTTATCGGAAAAAAGGATACTGGAAAATCTTTCTTAGTTCGAGATATTTTAGCAAATACACGTGAATGTTTTCCTGTAGGAACAGTAATTTCAGGAACAGAAGTAGCAAATCCGTTCTTTCAAGACATGGTTCCTTCAAAACTCATTCATGATAAATACAAGCCTGAAATTGTAATGAATGCTATCAAACGTCAATTAGCAGTCAAACAGCAACGAAATCATGAAAAGAAACAGAGAGGTGGTAATTCTCAATTAGATCCTCGTGCTTTCTTAATTTTAGATGATTGTTTATACGATAAATCGTGGATCAATGAAGAATCTACGCGATATATTTTCATGAACGGTCGTCACATTGATATGGTTACCCTAATTACTATGCAGTACCCCTTAGGTGTACCTCCTAATTTACGTACGAATATTGATTTCGTCTTCATTTTGCGAGAAAATAATATTTCTAATCGCAAAAGAATCTACGAGAACTTCGCAGGCATGTTTCCAACCTTTGATATGTTTTCACAATTTATGGATCAATGTACTGAAAAATTTGAATGTTTGGTGGTTGTTAATGGAGTTCAATCAAATAAACTAGAAGATCAAGTTTTTTGGTATAAGGCTTCTGATCATCCTTCGTTTCATTTATGCGATGACTCATTATGGCAAGGAAATCAACCCTTTAGTTCAACAATGTTAGCCGGTGATGAATTTGACGCAGCAACACTGCAAACAAAGAAGGGTCCTCAGGTATGGGTGAAAAAGA